GAGGAAGCGGGGCAGTGGTACGAGCGCCACCTGATCGAGGACCGGCCCGGACTCTACCTCGGATAAGGTGAGCCAGCCCCTCCGGGGGCCGTAACCCGCAGGCCGGTGGCAAGCCCGGCCAAACAAGAGGAGGAGGAAACGAGATGAATTACAACATGGCCATCCGAAGCGCAGGAATAGCAGCCCTAAGTTCCACGGTCTGCAACCGGTGCTATGTGGACGGACACCGGGTCGCGTTCTTCGGAGTACCCTTGACCGGTGGCACGTTAATGGGTAACCGGTCTCAAGACTTGGAGTTTCAGAAGGCTGTCTGGAACGCCGCTAAGAAGCATGTAAGAGAGGTCCACGGTTTGAAAGTCGTCCGCAACGGGATGGGCGGTTGGAAGACCGAGCGCATCGACTCCAAAGACCCAGCCGCCGCCGGTCGCCGCGCCGCCAAAGCCAACAACGAATAACGGTGAGCCAGCCCCTCGGGGCCGTAACCCGCAGCCTGGTGGCAAGCCCAGGCAAGACAGGGTTGTTGGAGGAAACCATGGTTACACCGGAACATATCAAAGCCATCACTAGGAACCTCCGCGAATTTGGATATGACCTGGAGGAAAGCCACGTCCAGGAAGCGGTTGATAAGTTGGTTCCTGGCGAAAGCCCAAAGGACATCATTGGCAAATTCGCAAAAGACATGCTGGTGAAAGCGGGAGTTATCTCAGAGTAACGGTAGCACAACAGCAGAATTTGGAGGAACCATGGTAGAGATAGACCGGGACAACTGCGTAGTCTGCGGCGGGTTGTTCACCATCGGGGACTGGGCCCAGATGTACAAGAATACCTGGGTCCATTTACGATGTAAGTCCCAGGCCGAGCGGGCCCCACAGAACGCCTTTGGACTGGCCGAGGCGGAAATGGACGACCTAGTTTTAGTAGGGGAACAAATCCTGAGTGATATTCAGGGGGCGAAATGAGCGGGGATAACCCGGAATTCCACGAAAGCCGGGATCACTTCCACATGGGGGGCAACCCGTCACCCTGGGTCTCCGAAGATGGGGAGGTCCAGGGGACGGTCTGCCTGGCCCAGGGAGGGGCGCTGGTATACGTCGACGGTATAGAAGGACACTGGCACATCAACTTTGAATCGGCCATGGAGGCCATAGCGGAAGGGGTTAAGAATCCTTCGCCCCTAGGCTTCGCCGACACCAAGGCGGGGTTCGGAGATCAACGGTGATGGGCGGGGGCTACGGTTCCCGTTAAACCCCCGGCGCCGGTCCAAAGGCCGGGCAAATCAAGGGGGCTATGGAGGGTGTATGGCTAGGACATCAGTGGCAGAACGACGCCAAGAAACAGTAGACAAGGCTGAAGGATTGATGGCTGAAGCAATCGAATTACTTGAGGGCCTATGGCAAGAACTGGATGAAATCAAAAGCAACCTGGAGGAAAGATTCTCAGAGACCGAGTGCTACCAACGGCTGGAGGAATTGGTGGACTCATTGGACACAGCGAAGTCTGAATTGGAAAGTGCTAAGGACGGATTGCCGTCTGATATGCAGTACAACTGACATGCAACTCCAGATTAACAAAGGGATAATGGAGGGATTAGAGACCATGGGGAACGAAGATCGACCACCGGTGGTACGCTACCGGCTCAACGTCAAGGACTCCACGGCGGGAGTCAGAACCACCGATCTAACGGTCGAGGTTACGGGGGAGGCGGTAACACTGCAAGACTTCCTCGCCTTGCAACGAGAGGCCCAGGAACAAGTAGACGCTATGTACCCGCCGCCGGTCTTGAAGGACACGGTGAAGAAATGACAACCATAATCACGGCTGGAAGAACCGACTTGGAAGATTATTTCAGGTTGAGCGGTGTTTTGGAAGTTAGTAGGTTGGACCACACTCCATTCCTGGCCTTTGTCTCTGATGGGGAAGGCATCAAGGTACAGATTGTCCATAGCGCATCGGCCCTTCGGAGGCTGCCACCGGAAACAAAAGTAATGGGTCAATGGACGGGCAAGTGGCGGAGCGACTTTTTCCAATTCACAGTTGGAGACCTTCCGGCGTTGACAGCCCGAACTTAGGAAATTATGATACCGCTGCCGGCCGTGATCGTTTATCGGGGCTAGACTAACACCCCTGGCCCCGGACGGCAGCGGGTAAAAACAGCGGAGGGAGCGCCTTGCAAGTTAGCGTCGAGAACAACCAAATCCTATTAGAACATCAGACTCAGCGGTTAGTATTGTTAAGCCCCACTGAGGTGTTGGCCCTCATGGCTGCTTTGGAAAAGGCTTACGAGTTCGTGACCAACCCGCAGTTCGACCCCATTCAGATTACAGGCCGGGCCGTGGAATGATTACCCCAGCTCCGCCAGGGGTAACGCCCCAGACCCATCTATGCGGCTGCGGGTCCTGGCTTAAAATGCCAATAGCTCCGAACGGGATATATAGCCTCCGGTGCCCCGTGGATATAGACCACAATTCATATCAACCGAAACGCGTGGGCGTAGTAAGATTATCGGATGGGAGGGATTACGACATTATGACGCAGCAACCAACCGAAGGACCCACGTCGGCCTTGGCTAACGTGACAGACCAGGCCAGTAGCTTGGCGAACGTCAAGCGGGCGCAATCACTGGGCAAGTTCCCAGGACAGCAGACCGAAGTTCAACTGGCATTATTGGCCGAAGTCGCCCTGGCCCTGGGGCTTAACCCGATCTTTGAGGAAATCATGCCCTACCAGGGCAAGCCCTTTATCACCATCAAGGGGCGGCGGAGGTTGGACGCCGACGCCGGGCATAAGCTGGGGATATCCTTTCGGCCCCCAACTGAGGCGGAGGAAGCCTATTGGGCCAGAGTGGGGGCAATGGACCCCAGGGACGTTATACAGATCGCCGTGGGGACCGACCCCGATGGGAACGTGACAGAGGCCATCGGGCGGCTACTCTGGTCCGAGGATGAAAAGGCGGGGGTCAACTCCAGGGACCGTCAAGCGGCCAGGGACAACCTCCCCATTGTGATGCGGAAGATTGAGATGGCCCAGAAACGGGGGGAAGCCCGGTTACGGGACATGGTGTTCGGGCCTCCCACCAAGATGGCCCCATTCAGGGACCTAGTAGTCCAGGAAGGCTACGACGGGGAGGTTATCGAGGGGGAGGCCAGGGTGGTTGATGAACCGCCAAACCACGGCCCAGCCCCGGAACAAAGCCCCTTGCCGGACATGGGTAACTGCGTAGAACACGGCGTCCCATGGAGCGTCCGGGAACGATACACCAAGATCGAGGCCAGCCACAAGATTGAGGATAGCAACGACTGGTGCCAACTTGGCAAGGTTTACGCCCCGCTACTGGAACAGGCGTGGATCGAGAAGTGGCCGAGCGACGTACAGGAAGGGATCATCACCAAGGAAGGGCGCGTCAATATCAATACTTGGTTGAAAAACACTTTCAACGGGCGGACCTGGTCTAAGTTGGACGCCCCGCAGATGGTAAGGGCCGTGTCATTGCTGATACCTGCCCCTGTTGCCCCTGAGACGGACATTGGCGGCCCCGAAGGGACAGAGATGTGGGAAACATCGGACGAACTGGCGGAGGCCCAAGAAACGGCTCAGGATGCCACAGAACGCAACCGGCTGTTAGATGCTGAGATAGTCAAGGAACAAGCGGCCCAGGAACATTAACAACGGATTGCCTAGCAAGCGGTAAATCTGGCTAGGGCAAGTTGGCTGGCACCAACGGGTTGCCATCCAGCCCCCTCTTTACGGCCCGGTAAGTCCTGCCGGGGCGTCTGGCCCGGAGAATTTTCACCGAGGTCTACTAGGCCAGCCAGGGCTACATAGACCATAGGAAGGGCCTTGCTAGGTAATACATTAATTGACCATGTGGCCCCGGACACCAGCGCCGGAGGCTGATGGAATAAAACGTGAGGATGCAAAATCGAGGAAGTGTGACGATAGGATGGCGCGGGCTGGACGCGCCAGGTGGGAGGCTTGTCCTTCCGCCGGGGCCGACGACGTATTAACGATGATGAACCAAAAGGTTAGCAACCTGTAGCGGGGAGTAGCCTCCCTTGCCGGTGGAAGTCACTTAGAATCGTCGGTCCCGGCGGGCGGATGAACCGCCAAATTGTGAGGAACGGGAGAACCTATGACCAGTGTAAGTACAAGGGGGTATGCCAGACCCAGAGAGGGATACGTGATTGCCGTCGACGGCAAGTATTACCTTCCTGAGGTAGCCCGCCAAATTGAGGAAGCCGAATCGGTAGCCCAGAACGAAAGGTTGGCCGAAGGGATAACAACGAGCGAATCGGAGGGCGACCTCGTAAGCGCTCAGGCCGACCTTGACGCATCGCCCTCCAGGGTTGACCCTCCAGAGGACGGCATGGAGGACGATATCGCCAACAACCCGATCATCCCCCCTGGCAACGGACGAGCAAGCGCCGGGGCGAACCCCCAGACCCAGATGGATGAGATTATTCTAGATGCCGAGCAACACCTGGAGCTACTCCAGAACCTTGAGACGATGGAGTCGTGCCACGCCATTAAGCTGCGGTATGACAAGGCGCACCGGGAAGTCTGGGAGGCGCTGGAAGCCCTGGGCCATGGTAACGGCAAGGCGGCAGCGTACAGGCTGCGGGACTTCCGGCTGGTCTGGCCGGACGTGACCGGGGAGTCCAAGCATATTAGCTTTGACCGGGACCCCATGCAAAAGGTTTCCATCACCCGGTCCACAGACTAACCGTTGACACCGGCCAGGGGCCGAATGGTAGAATCAGATCACAGCCGTCTGCTAGCGGCTCACTGTCTAGCAGCGGTGAGTCGTCCACAGGCGGCTTTTATTTATGAGGGAAGGGATGCATTTATTTGACTTCCAAGAGGCAATCGTCCATTGGGCTGTAGGGCGGGAGCGATGCGCTATCTTCGCGGACTGTGGTCTTGGTAAGACTATCATGCAACTTGAATGGCTCCGGTGCATCGGTGGCCGGGGGCTTGTGGTTGCGCCGCTGGCAGTGGCCCAACAGACCCGCTATGAGGCCCGCAAATTTGGGCTGACCTGTAGCTATATACGAACCGCCGAGGATATGGATGGGCCGGGGTTGTACGTAACCAACTACGAAATGGTAGACCATTTCCCCGCGGAGGCCATTGACGCTATCGTACTAGACGAATCGTCCATTTTGAAATCATGGGACGGTAAGACCCGCACCAAACTGATTCAAAAATACCAGGATATGCAATACCGGCTTTGTTGCACAGCAACTCCCGCACCTAATGACGTTACAGAACTGGGCAACCATGCCGAATTCCTAAGCCTGATGGCCCGTGGGGAGATGCTTGGGACCTTCTTTGTGAACCGTGATGGTGATTGGGAATTGAAAGGCCACGCAGTCGAGGCGTTTTATGAATGGCTTTCTACATGGTGCATGATGTTCACCACGCCGGACCAACTGGGATTCCCAAGCAACGGGTATGATCTGCCGCCGCTGAACGTTGAGCCTATCTTCGTGGACGTAGACCAGACAACCTACGCGAATTGCACCGGGCGGTTGTTCGTGACCGGCATGGCTGGCGTCGAGGGGCGGTTGGTGGCCCGAAGAATGACAACAGAGGAACGAGTCAACCGGGCGGCGGAGATCATCGGCAAATCCGATGAGCAATGGGTTGTCTGGTGCGGGTTAAACGACGAGGGGCGGCTGCTCCAAAAGCAACTGGTCGATAGCGTCAACGTCGAGGGCGCAGACTCCCTGGAAAGCAAGATACGGGATATTGGTCGGTTTTTTGATAAGAGTGTTCAGACGTTGATTACCAAGGTTCGCATCGGTGGATACGGATTGAATCTACAGCACTGTCATAACATGATGTTCCTAGGTATCTCAGACAGCTATGAGCAATATTATCAAGCTATCCGGCGATGTTGGCGGTTCGGCCAAGAGTCGCCGGTCAATGTGGTGATCCTAACATCAGATATAGAGAGGATTGTATTGGAGAACGTACAGCACAAAGAGCAAGAGCATCAAGCAACCGTTCAGGCGATGGCGGGCAGAGTTGCTGATTACGACAAGATGGCACTGGAGGGGCATACTGTTGCAGATAGAGGCTATGCCTTTCAAGAGCCCATCGAAACCGACGATTACCGTTTAATCCACGGTGATTCAGCCGAGACACTGCTACAACTGACTGAAGCGTCGGTAGATTTCACAGTATTCTCCCCGCCATTCCTAGACCTATTTAGCTATTCTGCTGATCCCAGGGACTTGGGCAACAGCCGCGACGAAGATGGATTTGCAGCCATGTACCGACCCATTGCCGCTGGACTGTTGCGAATAACTAAACTAGGCCGACTGGTGGCTGTTCACGTTGCCCAGGTGCCCACCAAATTAGCCTACGATGGATTCATAGGGCTAAAGGATTTCCGGGGTCTAATCATCGCACTGATGCAAGAGGCCGGGTTCGACTATCATGGTGATGTTACTGTAGACAAGAATCCTCAAGCTCAGGCCATCCGAACCCACAGCAAAGGGCTGTTGTTCAAACAACTCAAGAAAGATGCGTCGTGGCTACGGCCTGGGCTGGCAGATTATATTCTTGTCTTTCGGAAGCCGGGGCTCTCATTGCATCCGATTCAGCCGGACATTTCCAATGAGGATTGGATTCAATGGGCGCATCCGGTCTGGTATGGCCTGAGAGAAAGCAACACGCTCAATGCCGCCGAGGGCCGGTCAGAAAAAGACGAGAAGCACATCGCTCCGTTGCAACTAGAAGTTATTGAACGATGCATTCGTCTATGGTCGAACCCAGGGGACACGGTATTGAGTCCCTTCGCGGGCATCGGCTCTGAGGGTTACGTTGCCCTGCAACAGGAACGGAAGTTCATTGGAATAGAATTAAAGCCAGAGTATTTCATTGTTGCCCAACGAAACCTTGGCCGGGCTTTGGCCCAACGGACCCAGACCGTCATGGACCTTTCGATATGAGCCACGAAGCTTCAACTTGGGTCTGGTCCCAAGACTTGCCAGCAGGGGCCAAACTGGTATTATTGGCGGTGGCGGACCACGCTGACAAAACTGGTTTCTGCTGGCCGGGGGTTGAGGGCCTAGCCGACAAGTGTAAAGTATCAGAACGGACGGTCTGGCGGCAGATCGCTGAATTGGAGAAGCTAGGGGCGCTGTGCCGAATGCGCCGGGCGACTCAGGCGGGACGCCGATCAAACTCATATCAGATTCATATCAACGATGACTGTCAATTCTGTAACATGACAATCTTGCAACGTGACACCACTGGCACTAGCAACGTGACACCCATGTCAGGTTGCATTAAGGGAAAAGAATCATCAATAGAATCTCCAGGTCCTTCTGAGGGGATACAGCAATTATTAGACCGTTCGGGCTTACCGGACTGGTACGTCGACCTTTATTCAATCGAGGGGTTTGAGTTAAAGTATGCCGAGTGCCAGACTTGGCTTGACGGTAAAGGGATATCCGAAGCCCACGCCAATCAAACAGCGGCGTCCCTTCGGAGCCAATGGCCCGGTCAAGGACCCAAGGGTAGACCAAAGTGGACGGACGTGTGGGCGACCTTTAGGACGTGGGTACAGCGCCCACCGTTGAACGGGGCTAGTCCAACCAGGGAAGTCGACCCGGTGGCGAAACACCGACAGGATGCGGCTGAAAGGGCAGCCCGGAGGGGATGAGGATGGCGGAACCAAAGGTACTACAGCCAGGGGACGTTGGGTACCACCGGTACCCCAAGGCACCGGACGCCATGGAGTCGTTGGGGGATATCTTCGCCCGTTTCCATCGGGACGGGTCTCTAATACCCTCAGACGCCGTTTGCCAAGTCTGCGCTCAGGCGATTGCTGGTCATCCTTTCAACGTAGCCTGGCTGGGAAAACACCCCGGCGAACCGTTGCGGGTCTGCCGGTGCCAGGTTACAGCGATGGAACGATTAACCCAGGCCAATTTCCCCCCTGATGGGCCCAGGACCTTTGACAACTTCCATGCCAGGGAAGGAACCAGGGACATGGTCGACGCTGGCCTACAATTTATAGCGGATAAGATCAACGGCAATGGACCAAGGCGTATGGTGATCCAGGGGGCCTACGGCTGCGGTAAGTCTCACATCGTAGAGGCCATCGGGCGGGTCTGGCTGTCCTGGGGGGAGCGGGTCCTGTATGAGGGCGTTCCCACGCTTATGGACAAGCTACGGGCTACTTACAACCGGGGCACCGAGGACAGCGTAGGGTCCCTTTTGAACCACTGTTACGCCCATCGACTGCTATTGCTGGACGACCTGGGCGCGGAGAAATCCAGCGCCGGCGGCGACGGCTACGTTGCGGAGCAAATGACCAAGATATGGGACAACCACCCCTGGCACCTGGTTATCACGACCAACAAGACACAACGGGAAATGGCTGACAAACTAGGGGACCGGCTGGCGTCCCGCATGTACTCGGCCAACCCGGCCCTGTCGGAGGTCCGGTTCGTAATCAATACAGCGGAGGATTATCGAGCATAATGCCAACTGGAATAGAATGGACAGATGAAACTTGGAACCCGGTCACGGGCTGCACTAAGGTCAGCCCAGGGTGTGACCACTGCTACGCCGAGAGGATCACCGACCGGTTCAAGCGCCACCCTTTTACCGAGGTAACGCGACACGTCGACCGGCTCTACCAGCCATGTAAGTGGAAGGACTCGCGGAGAATCTTCGTCTGTTCAATGGGCGACCTGTTTCATAGGGACGTTGGCTGGGGTTTCACAATACAAATCTTTGCAGTTATGCGGGATGCGCCCCAGCATACGTTCCAGGTTCTTACTAAAAGACCTGGCCTTATGGCTCATTTCGCAAACTTTATCTGGCCCGACCACATGGGTAAGTCGCCAGAGGCGGCCTGGCCCTCCAACGTCTGGGCCGGAACCTCGGTGGAGTCCCAGAAGTATGCCGCCCGCCTGGACGTGCTGGCCCGTGTCCCGGCCAAGGTTCGGTTTGTGAGTTATGAGCCAGCGTTGGGGCCGGTGGATGTTCGCCGCTATTACGGGTATAATCCAAGCCATGGTGAAGTCGAAGAACTCCGAAGATATTGTCTACAATGCGGTTATCAGTGGCGAACTGACGATAGACCAGCAAGGGTGTATTTGGAGGGTGTTCACGAAGGGGGGCGACAAATGGAGAGGCACTACAACGCTTCATCCAGTGACCCCGAGGCGGGCCGAGCATCGCCTACCATCGGGATACCTTCAGATACGCTCGATGACCAACTATCAGAGAACGAACGCTCTGGCCCACCGTTTGGTGTACCGTCATTTCTTCGGTCAGATACCAACGCAGTTAACGGTGAACCACAGGAATGGGATCAAGGACGACAATCGGCCCGAGAACCTGGAGTTGGCGACACCTTCAGAGCAGCAGACACATTCGATTTACGCCCTAGGCAACGACCGGGTGCTGCATCAGAACGGCCAGAACAATCACATGGCGAAGTTGACCGATGCCCAAGTTGCGGAGATACGTGCCCGACGTGGCGCAGGGGAACGGCTTACCTCGATAGCTTCGGATTTTGGCATCGCTTTCCAAACCGTCTCCAAGATAGCCAAGGGACAGCGCCGTTAATTCACTGGACGATTGGAGGCGGAGAATCCGGCCCCGGCGCGAGGCCCGCGCATCCCGACTGGTTCCGGTCGGCCAGGGACCAATGCCAGGCGGCGGGTGTCCCCTTCTTCTTCAAGCAGTGGGGGCAGTGGCGGCCAGCCATTATTGACGAAGATTTTGACTATAGCCGCAGTGAGTATGGAAGGGCACTACGCCCCATTCTGGAGATAGACGGTGTTCCTAGGCCGTATGAGACCAGTTCCGGCACTGGGTATATTACTGAGCGGCTAGCGATGGCCCGTGTCGGTAAGAAAGCCGCTGGCGCCTTGCTGGACGGCCGCGAGTGGCGGGAGATGCCCAATGGTTAAATACCAGGGACTCCGCATCGAGGTAGAGGTCAAGATCATCACCAGAGATGAGTTTGACGGGCGCGGGGAAAAGGTGTTCCGGGGCTTCGGGACCAACGACGCGATCAAGGCCATGCGGGACGCTGATACTGAACTGACCACGATTCTGGATTTTAACAGGGACGTAGATATTACCCAGTTTCGGGAACAACAGGCCCAGCCCTGTTCCCATGAAAGCGTGGCGTTAGATGTTCTGGTCGGGGATGAGCGGGTGACTCTGTGCATGACCTGTAAGGCGACGGTATGACGCTACGAATCGAGATACCAGGACTTCCCCCACGTGAATTGAACCCCAATAACTCCAGGATTCACCCCGCTGTCATTTGGAAAGCAACCAAGGCTGCCAAGGCCAAGGCACTGCGGGCGATCTGGGGGGCCCTGGGCTACCCTGAGACGGACATAGACCAGGCTGTCGCCCTGTTCATGCTCAAGGATGGCCCCGTGATGCGACGACCCACACCGATATTTAGCCAGGGTGCCAGGGTAACCACTCGGTTTATCGTCCCGACCAAGCGCCGGAGGGACAAAGGGAACCTGATTTGAGCGGCCAAGCCCTACTTGGATGGGCTGGCCCTGGTGGGGGTCATAGAGGACGATGCCTGGCAACAGATAGACGAAACCTACCCGCCGGTAGAATACCGGAAGGGGGTAGCTATGACGATCTTGGAGGTGGAACAAATTGACAGCCGATAATACCAGCGATCCCCCGCGGGATTTCAACAGATTTATCTACGTAATGAAAGGCACCCAGGATACAGGCGGCATCTGGGTCGGTCATGTTCAGCAGAGGAAGCGTCTAGCCCTGATAATCGGTGGACCGGGCTGGGCTTGGGGGGTTAGCTACTTCGCCTCTGAGGCCGTGGCAAACGAATTCCTTGACTACTGGGAAGGGAAGAAACCATTTGCGGCCCATCCGCCATGGTAGGAACTGGGATGCACATGTTGATCGACGGGTACCGGCAGCGGGAACTGAGGTCTATAGGCATGGTCGAACTGTGCATCAAGGCAATCGTCAGGGACGCGGGCCTGACCATCATCAACGGCCCGACCTGGTACACTCTGCCCAAGTACCGGGAATGCTGGGCCATCGTAGCGGAGTCCCATATTTGTATTAAACTGGTCCATGACGGCCAGGTCCTTATGGACGTGTTTTCTTGTAACGAGTATAGCCCGACAATGGTCTTGGAGCATATGGAGAACTGCCTGGGGGTAATAAACCCCAATTGGCGGATCATCCTTCGGGCCGGAACGGGGCCTGGTGGCACTCAGGCGGCCATAGGGGGCTTGATAGAGGGTGCGGCGTGGGGAAACGCCACCCAACGGTCTGGAGGGGCCTTAAAACGGCTTAGGGGACTAAAATGAAAACAACTTGCAACGACCGACAAACCAGGTTTGTCCAAGAGTACGCTATCGACTTTAACGCATCAAGGGCTGCCCTAGCTGCCGGGTACGCCCCAGTGAGCGCCCCCATGCAAGGGTGTAGGTTGCTTAAAAATGCTAAAGTTAAAGCGGCCTTGGCTGAATACCTCATTGAACAGGCTCAAAACGCCGGGCTGTCCACCGACTGGGTCCTACAAAAGCTAAAAGAGAATGTCATAGGCGGCCTGGTAGACCGGGATCGGCAGCCAGTGAATAAGGCCCTGGAACTCATTGGACGGTACCTACAAATGTTTCCAACTCAACTCCCGCCCGGTAGCAGCCCGGCAACCCCTCTGTTCGTAGCCGAGGTGGGGTATGATGTGAACGAACTCGGCAAGGACCCGGAACTGCGGGGGCTGATCCTAGAGGTCGACAAGCGTATGCGGGCCCTGGCCGGGGTGGGGATCGTAGAAGGGGAAGTAACAAGCGTTGATTAAGAAATGCCCCCGGTGTTGTTCGGATATGGCCCTGGTTGGCACTGAGACGGCCACTGAGGCACCAGATGATGGCGGGGGCACCTTACCGCCAGCGATGCATTGGGAATGCCCTTGTTGCGCCTTAGAAACCGAAGTAGGGGCTGACGTAGAAGCCCAACTAGAGGGGAGGCCAAGACTCTTATGAGTGACCCAGCCGGGAACCGCGCCATACTGACCTTCATCGCCAGGTACCAGGTTGGGGGAATGCAACTAGGACCGATCTATACACTGGTGGCCTGCGACAACTGCTGGGGGCTTTACCAGGTGCCTTATGGTGTAGACTGGGCCCACAACGGCAAAATCATTGTCCTGGATCTTGGAATATGCCCATATTGCTGGAGGCCAGGACACAATAGGGCCCTGGGGCCGGAAATGTTCGCAAGGGGGGATTATGTCGATTGATACGGAAGTCCTGGACCCAGAGATAGCCCTAGCCATAGAGAACTGGGTCGAGGCCCTTATGAAAGAACGCCGGGGCCAGGGCAGGGATACGCCGTTGGTTATCAAGTCCGGTACGGTTGCGCGGGTAGTTCGGGAGCGGTCCTGGCAAATGCGGGAGGTCTGGGTCGAGATTTACCGGGTAGCCCCGGACGCCATCGCTAGGATGCTCCAGGCGGGAGCAGCTAACTATATCGGGGGCAAAGACCCCCTGGACTTGCAATAAACGTTATAATACGGCCCTGGGAGACCAGGGCTATTTCTTTTGGAGGGAAAAGGAATGTTAACAAGCTGGAAGGCGCCCCAGGGAATGACCTTGGGGGAGATAGCAAAACCATGGTCAGACATTTGGAAGGGGAAAACGTATGCAGGGACCGGAGGACAGAGGTTAGCCCGGCATATCACTCGTGGGGGTAGTTATCAAGTTACGATCTACTGGTATAGAAGGCCGCACATACCGATTTGGAGAAAAGGACAATGGATGCAATGCCCACCGGGAGACGGTCGGCGGTTTATCTTTCGAACAGTTCCTTTTGGGGGCAGCAAGGTTATAACCTTCAATTGCCTGGGCGAGATAACTGCCACTCGGTTTAGCGCCCAGGGGATCACCCCGCTAGAGGGCGAGGTTTTGCCATGGGGAATGTTGAATCAGGATAGGGCGCAGTTGCGGAGGGCTGTTTACCAGGGATTGGCCGCCGTGGTTGCGCCGAAAGAGGCACCAGCCTTTCATCGTGATATCTTCGATCTGGAGGTAACCCATGAGACCAGCAACCCCGAATTGAGCGGGTGCTGAAAGGAGAATAATGATAGATAAGACGTGTTCTGATTGTGGCGGTTCAGGGAAAACTGTTGGATATGGTTGTCCGGGTTTTCGCCAGATACAAATTACGTGCAACACCTGTGACGGGACAGGTGTGATTACACCGGAAACTGCCGACTGGAAAATCCGAGGCATCGCCATGTCTAAAGACCGGCAGCTACGAGATATGAGCCTACGTGAAGAAGCGAAACGCCTGGGTATCCATCCTAAAGAGTTGTCAGATATGGAGCATGGCCGTTGTGCCCCGTTTGATTATGACAGGTTTGCACAGGAGGCGACGGATGGATCAACTCATTGAGCGTAGTGTAGAGGTATTAGCTGCGGCTGTTAGAGACTACAATCCAATCAAAACTTATGTCCTTGTGTCTGGGGGTAATGATTCGACTACTGTTGCACATTTGGCTAAAACTTATGGTCCGCCTATCGATGCTTTTGTGCATATCAATACCGGAATCGGCGTGGAAGAACCTAGGATTTTTACCAGAGAATTTGCCGAATGGTTGGGCACTCCCCTCATTGAGAAATACGGCCCACGCACCTATGAAGATTTGGTCCGAGAACATGGCTTCCCTGGTCCTGGTGCCCATCGGTATATGTATAGTTGGTTAAAAGAGCGTCCGTTACGAGACGTACGGCGAGAAGCACAGGCTGGGCAAAACCGGCGTGTGCTCTTTATTACTGGGGTGCGGACCTCAGAATCACGGAGACGGATGGCCTATGTAGAGCCAGTGCGCCGAGAAGGTAACACGGTATGGGTGGCACCAATTCACCATTTCACCAATGAGGACTTGCTGGAGTATCGCCGAGAGCATAAATTACCAAGAAACCAAGTGGTTGAACTACTTCATATGAGCGGGGAATGTCTGTGCGGGGCTTTCGCTGATCCCAAAAATAAAGAACTGGAGTGGCTAGAGATTTGGTTCCCTGACGTGGGAAAACGTATACGGACCTTGGAGGATGAGCTACGCACAATGGGGGTAAAACGATGCACCTGGGGACCAGGAGGCGTTAAATCCAAGAAACCTCCAGGGCCATTATGTCAAAGCTGTCAACTGGAATTCCCCGATGTCTAAGTCTATAGACCGAGTAAGGTACTGTGCCATCAAGGAGCTACGCCGTGACTGACGCCATACTCAGGCACAACCAATATACTTATGGCAATGACAAAGCTAGGTTTTGGGATAAAGTCGATAAAAATGGCCCCTTGGAGCGGGCTGTCGTGGCGGCTGGCGGCATGCTGATGGAGATAGTCCTTGACTCAGTTAGTTAATCCGGTCAACTGGGACAGCCTGGTACGGGTGGCCCATCTGGAGGGCGGGGAGTACGACGACCGGCGCCATGCCTGGGACGACCCGGAATGGTTCCTCCGGTACAAGTTACAATGCAGTCTATTGACCGACAAACAGGCTGAGATTGCCTGGTCTCTCAAAAACCACACTCAGACCACGGTCAAGGGGGCTAATTCTACCGGCAAGGACTTTACGACCGGGCGGCTGGTCCTCTGGTGGCAATATGTCCACGATGAGGCCATAACCATCGTCTACGGGCCCACGTCCCGGCAGGTGTCCGACATTATCTGGAGGAACACCAGGGAAGGCTACAGGGGCGCCGTAGGGGGCCTCCCCGGCTATATGTACCCCAGGGCAGCCCGGTACGAGATAAGTGACACCAGGTACGCCCAGGGCTTTAGCGCCGACGCTGGGGGGACGGGGTCGGGTATTCAAGGCTTCCATAGCCCCCACATGCTGGTCATAGTAACTGAGGCCCAGGCTGTCGAGGACACAGAGATTGAGGCGCTACTAAGCCTAGGCCCAGAACGGCTGATCCTTACCGGCAACCCCCTGGCGACCGCCGGGGAGTTCTACCGGTCCTTTAACCAGTTTCGGGAACTCTACAACCCCATAACCGTCTCGGCCTTCGATAGCCCTAACGTTACCGAGGGCCGCATCGTAGTGCCCGGTCTGGCGACCATCGCGTCCATCCAGGGATGGAAGGACAGGTTTGGGGAGAACAGCCCGGTATACAAGGCCAGGGTTCTAGGGGAGTTCCCGGACAATACCGAGGATGCCATCATCAACCTAGCCCAGGCGGAGGCAGCGGTTCAGAGGACGGTGCAACTGGCTGGGGCGGAGGCGGTTCTGGGGGTCGACGTGGCCCGGTTCGGGGAAGATGACTCGGTGATCTACCGCCGCCAGGGCGCAGTCGCCAGGAAGGTCTACAAGATCAACGGACGGCCTACCACCCATCTGGCCGGTAAAGTCCTGGAACTGGTCGAGGGAGACCCCCTCATAGAGACGGTCGTAATCGACACCGTGGGGGTGGGGGCCGGGGTGTTCGATATGTGCAGAGAAACGTTCGCCCGACGGGGCCTTAATAACCGGGTCAAGTTGATACCCTTTGTTGGCGGGGCCAGGGCCCACCGGCCTACCCGGTACTTCAACCGGATCGCAGAGGCATGGTGGCGCATGAGGCAAGCGTTTGATATTCTTGACATAGAGAACGACGACGCCCTAATATCACAGATAACGACCCGGACCTATGAACTACAGCGAGACAGTACGATCCGGTTGGAAAGCAAGGTAAAAATGAAGGAACGCGGGGCCCCTAGCCCAGATGAGGCTGACGCCTTGGCAATGACCTTTGCCTACGTGGGCGCAGCCAAGAAAAGCACCCGTATGGACCGGTACGCCCAGACGGCCTCCAACAACGCCATGGGGCATACTGCGGAGCGGTACGTTGACACCGACACCGGGATTATTCCAGAGTGAGGTTATTGTCGTGAAAACTAAACAGATCGCATTGGTGATAGCAACCCCGCCAGATGGGGTATTGGAGCCGCGCCCTGGAATCAGGGTGGGGGAGGGATTGGCGATAGCACACATCGGGCGGAGTCGGGAGCATGGGGACGCCCAATATTCAATTACCCATGAGCCGACCGGGTATCGAATCGGCGAGCCATTCATTGACCAGAGCCTAGCAATTCGGTGTGCGGAGGAAATGGTGCGTCGGTGTTCCTTTGAACATCTCACATACGCATCTGTGATGGAGGAAGTCAAACCGCTGTGGAATGATGTGTTACTGCCAGTTTACGAACGTTACCATGGCTATGACGTCCAAAAAGCCGAGAAAGCTACGTCATGATCCAGCCGGCACCGTCCCCCAGGGATAACCTCGTTCGCATCCTCCATGAGACCATCCACCGGATAGAGACCGGGGAGCTTGTCCCCCAGCATCTAGCCCGGTACGTTCCAACGCTTGAGAGCGACCCGGAGCAACTAACCGGAGACTTCCGGCTTGAACTAACGGCAGTGATCTATCACGTCCCTTGGCGGCCTGGGATCACCGGGGAGGTACCGGTATGATTCAGTTAACACCTAGGGAAACGGAGGTACTGGCCGAGGTAGCTACAGGCGCGAACAACCGGGTTATAGCGGATCGGCTGACAATATCCATCAGGGCAGTAGAGAACTACTGCAATCTCATATTCCACAAGTTGGAGTTAACAAATAGGCCAGACACCCACTCTAGGGTGATGGCGACTCTAATCCATCTGGGATTAAGTGAGGAACACCGGGAGGTAGCGCCCAATGGTACTCCAAGCAGTTGAGGTATTCGTCAACGGGTTGTCCTTTGGGGACCCCAACATGGTGGCCCTTAACGATTGGCTCCAGAAGATGGAGGCCGAGCGCCGGGCCGACTACGCTTTGTTCCGCCGGTATTACGGCGGGGATCACCCGACCGAGTTAACCGACCGGCTAAAAAAGTTCCTCAACAGCGGTCTTAACAGCGGGGACTTGAAGTTCCGGGACAACTTTATGGAGGTCGTGGTCGACGCCTTGGCCGAGCGGCTTATGGTTACGTCCTTCGGGACCAACGAGGACGGGGACTCTAAGCCCGTGGCAGAGTGGGCCTGGAATACCTGGCAAGCCAACCGCATGGATGAGACCCATAGCATAGTCCACACCGAGTCGGTCATGGTGGGCGATTCTTACGTCCTGGTGGACTGGGACCCCCAGGAAGGCCGGGTATTCATAACCCACCAGCTTCCTGAGACCATCATCCCCCACTACAACGAGGCCACCAGGCGCATCGACATGGCAAGCAAAAAATGGGTTGAGCGTCCCATCGGGGAAGACATGCTAACCCGTCTAAACCTGTACTATCCAGACCGGATAGAGAAGTACGCTGTAGGGCCCAAGGATACCGTCTGGCAGAAACACCGGGACCCAGGGGAGGAAGGCTGGCCCCAGCCCTGGTTGGACAAGGCCGGGCAGCCAATGGGCGTCAACATCTTCCACTTCCGCAACAAGCCAGCCGGGTCAGACTTCGGGCAGTCCGAACTACGGAACGCCATACATATCCAGGATCTACTCAACAAGACGTTGATTGACCTGGCGATGATTAACGACAACGCCGGGTTTGGTCGGGCCTACGTGGTGGACATGAACCTGGACAGAACAGCGGTTGATATGATTCCAGGCGCGTTCTGGAGCATGAAGTCCGACGATGAGGGAGGGACCTCCAAGGTTGGCACTATCCCGGCAGACAGCCCGGAGGGGGCCCTCAAGACTATGGACGCCCTGGTTCAGCACATCGCTGGCACTACCCGGACCCCCCAGTACCTATTCCAGCTAATGGGCGGTGCGCCGTCCGGGGAGGCCCTTAAAACGGCGGAGTCGGGGTTGATAGCCAAGGCCAAGGACCGACAGGTCCGGTTCGGCAATGGGTGGGAGGACGTTATGGCCTTCGCCCTCAAAGTCCAGGAAACGTTCGGCCAGTCGGTGGGAGAACTCACTGAGCGGTTTGAAGTAGGCTGGGATGATCCCAACACCCGCAACGAGGTAGCGTTCCTGGAGTCGTTGGAAAAGAAAGCCGCCCTGGGGGTGTCCCAGGAACAGCTATGGCGGGAGATGGGCTACGACCAGGAACAGATTGACCGAATGCTGGAGGATCAGACGGCCACCAAGGTTCGGGATGCAAACGTTGGTGCTGAGATACTTAGGGGGTTCACGGCCGGGAACATTGAGGGCGGGACCCCATAATGGCTAAACTGTGGGGAACCTTAGCTGTGATCTGGACCGTTATCCTGGTGTGGGCGTTCGGCCTTGGCGTAGGTGTGTTACTTCCCCAGGTCTGCGGCCCATTCTGGAAACACCCTGGTTGGGGGTTGTGATGAAACAACTAAAGACGGCACTGGCATACCTCATCCTGGGGTTCAACTGGCTAACCCGGTGGCAGTTCTGGGATGACTTGGTCGAGCGGGCTCGGAACCATCTCAAGCCTAATTGACCGTGGTGCGACGACACGGGCAAGCGCGTGATCGGTAACCCTCGTGGACTCTGGATGGTAATGGACTGTGCGGAATGCGACGTAGCAAAGGGACTGGGACCGGTAGGGCCGGGCGCTGGTGTATAGAACACCGGGTCCAACTGGTCCGGGGGCCCTACGTTTGGTTCTGCCCAGCATGTTTCCCAGACCAGGTTGGTGAGGATGGGAGAGCGATAGATGGATAAGACACTGGGCTGGGCCATTCAGCGGCAGGAAGCCATTGACGCTGTCGCATCGGCGGATTGGTATGAGCCGGGCAGCTTTGACGAATTTGGCTGCCCCAAAGACCGCTACCAGGAGGTAGTCCGGTTGGCTATGCTCATGGTGGGCCAGTTCTATGCCTGATTATCCTGAGGGGGAAGCCTGGGCATTGCCTATTACAGGCACATATCTTGGTCGGCTTTACGCCATTGCCTGGCCTCAGGGGCGCATGTATTTTGAAGGGTCTGTTGGATATGAATTAGTGGTCAATCCAACGGGCATGATATCAGACCAGGAACTGAAAAAGGCTAGAGAACGAAGCCGTATCCTTGCCAGAGCACACGCCCGCCTCCACCGCCCGCCTCCAGCCCAATTTCCGGCTATAGATCGGCCCAAGCGGCGGCGTAAGCGGTCCGTGGGTCCTTATGGATGGGAACGTCCGCGTATTGAAGCCGAAGAGTCTCCCAATGATGTGTCGTGTTCCTTTGATAGACCGTATCATCGAGGGGGTACCGACAACATTTTGGAACCCCCTGCAAACCATCCGCTAGGGGAAACTTACACGCCAGACAATTTGGGGCGCAAGACAGCTAAACATTTCGGAGCAGATGGCTACTGGGAATGGATACATGCCTGAGCCGGAAGCCGTAGCGTCTGTTCGCAAGTTCCGGGCCGCTGTTCTTGGCAGGGAGCAACAAGCCGCTGCCGAAATGATCCGGCGCTACATACCCATCCACCGAGGGATTCAGAGCGAGATTGCCCTTCTACTGGCGGAGGTCGCCGAAAAGGACCTTACCTTTGCCCAGACGCAGCGTCTCAAGCGGTACAGGGCCTTGATAGCCCAGGTAGAGCGGGACGTTGCCAAGTTTGCCGTTGACGCCGGGGACCTAATCACCCAGGCCCAACGGGACGCGGTAGGGATAGCCGAGGCAGGGGTCCGGTCCACCGTCGATGCCCGCCTCCCGGTGGGGATAAGCACCGATACCTTGGCGGCGGTAGGGGTGGAATGGAATACCCTCCCTGCTGGCGCTGTGGAGGCGTTTGCGGGCATCTCCGGTGATGGTGCGCCTCTGGGTCGGCTATTGGCCCCATTGGGCCAGGATACGGCTCAGGGTGTCACGGAGGGCATATCCCAGGGGATAGCCAGGGGGTTCTCCCCCCGCAAGACGGCAGCCCTTATCACCGACAAGACTGGTTTGGGGTTGACCCGGTCCTTGCTGATTAGCCGGACGGAAACTCTCCGGGCCTACCGGGAGTCCACCAGGGCGACTTACGAAAGCAACAAGGCCGTCGTTAAGGGCTGGCAGCGGTCGGCCTCCAAGGACGGGAGGACCTGTCCGGCCTGTCTGTCCCTGGACGGGAAACAATACGAGACGAACGAACCCATCGACAGCCACCCAGGATGCCGATGCGCTATGGTCCCGGTAACGGTCACCTACGCCGACCTGGGGCTGGACGTACCGGAGGACCTGACCCCACCGGAGTCGGCTAAACAGTGGTTCGACCGGCAGCCCTCGTCGGTACAGCGGGACATGCTGGGGAAGGAACGGTATCGCCAATGGCAGAACGGGACCATCGGGTTCGACGACTTTGTCATGGTCCTGGACTCCCCCATCTGGGGCAAGTCGGCGGTTACCCGGCCCCTGGGTAGGCCGAGGCCCGTAAAGCCCCCACAGAGCCGATTTAGCCAACCAGCCGCCCAGATAGATACGTTACCAAGCCCTCTGGATGGTGGCGATGCTCATAATATAATTACAACCAATGTTAAGACTATGGCCGACACTCCCGATGGAGACGACCTAGTAGGAGCCATAAACCATTGGACCACTGGCGGGAATGAACGAATGAGGACCGGGGCCAGGTGGTGGGTAGACGGTAGCGACGTATCCAATCTAACCGGGCCAGAGCGAACAGGGGCCACAATAGCCGAAGCTGTATCTGTGGCCCCTAGGATAGACAAGCCCCTTTATAGGGGTATCCGGGTGGAGGGTAAAACCGTTGCAGACTTTGAGGCGGAATATGCAATCGGGAAAAATTTTGAGACCCAGATATCAAGCTGGTCTACGAGTTTGGATAAAGGAAAGTCATTTGCGGGGACTGGAGTGTCAGAAACGGAAGCGTCCGTTGTCTTTAATGTTGAGTCCGGGGCCAGGGGGTTGAACATCGAGCCAATTAGCACGTATATTAGTGCTGGAGGGGAACGGGAACGCATCTTAGCTGGGCGGTTTGAGGTTCTAGGATTACGGCGGGAAATCACCAGGGAGGCAACCGCTAGACAGTCCGAGGCTGTTGTATTACACATCGATATTAGGCAAGTAAATACGGTATTTCGGGAGACATTAACCGGGAGGTAAAATTATGCCAGACCCCGAACCTATACCAGGGTCCGAATTAACCGAACAATCCGACCTAATAGAGGCCAGCTTCGCAGAAACCAACGCTCAGGCCAGGGAGCGGGTAGCCAAGGAACAGGCGGAGGAAGCCCGGCAGGCCGAGGAAAGTACGAGGGAGGAAGCATGACTACGCTAACAACAAACGGTGAACCTGTGGAATACTACGCCCAGTCAGTTGGCACCACCAGGCCCGTCCCGATCATTCGGGTAAGCCGGGCCACCAGGCCCCCAACCCG